GCCAAAAGGGAATTCACGAGCTGGACGATGATAGCGCCGCAGCAATTGCTGGAGTCGAGGTGATGGAGCAATTTGAGGGGTCAGGGAACGAGCGCGTATTCGTCGGCCACGTCAAGAAGTACCGCATCGCCGACAAGAACGCCGCCCTCGAAAAGCTGTTCAAGCACCACGGCCTCTATGAGCGCGACAACGAGCAGAAAACCGACCCGCTCACAAGCTTGTTACACGCAATCGCGGGCAGCAACAGCAGCGCCTTCAGGCCCATAATCAACGACCCGGAACGCAAGCCGCAGGGCGAAGGTTGACACGCATGGCTGTCGTGCGCGACGAGCCGCTACTGCCGCTCCCGACCACCGCCGAGGAATTGGCGCGATGCCTGTCTGATCCTGAGTGGCGCCTGTTCTCCGGGTGCCTCTACAAGATCATGATAAAGGGCGACAACAAGATTCGCCCGGACGGCACGATCGGAGAGGCGGATTCCTTCGTGATGCCGTTCAGGCCGAACCGAGCCCAGCGCCGGTTCGTTCGCCGGCTGTGGCATCGCAACCTGATTCTGAAGGCTCGCCAGTTAGGTTTCACCACACTGATTGCAGTGCTGTGGCTTGATCACGCCCTGTTCAACGCCAACCAGCGGTGCGGCATCATCGCCCAGGATCGCGAGGCGGCCGAGGCGATCTTTCGCGACAAGGTCCGCTTCGCTCATGACAACCTGCCGCCCGAGATCCGCGAGCGCTTCCCGCTGGCGCGAGACAGCGCCGCAGAACTGCTGTTTGCCCACAACAACAGCAGCGTGCGCGTGGCCACGTCGATGCGCTCGGGCACGATTCATCGGCTGCATGTATCTGAGTTCGGCAAGATTTGCGCGAAGTACCCAGACAAGGCCCAGGAGGTCGTTACCGGTTCCATCCCGGCCGTGCCGACAAACGGCGTTCTCGTGATCGAGAGCACCGCAGAGGGGCGCGAAGGCGACTTCTTCAAGATGGTGCAGATCGCCGAGGCCAATGAGGCATCCGCGAAGGTGCTGACACCGCGCGACTATCGCCTGCATTTCTACGCGTGGTGGATGGAAGAGAAGTACCGCATCGACGCCTGCACCGTCGATCTGACGCGCGAGGATCATGAGTATTTCGACAAGGTCGAGGTCGAGATCAAGAAGGCGCTTGGCATCGATCTGAAGCTGGACCCCGAACAGAAGGCATGGTACGCGGCGACTGTGCGCGCGGACTTCAGCGGCGCAGAAGAGCGGATGTGGCAAGAGTACCCATCTTACCCAGCCGAGGCGTTCCAGGTCAGCACGCAGGGCCACTGGTACGCCTCGGACATGATTGAGCTGCGCAAGCGCGGCGGCATCACTCGGGTGCCGACGTTGGACCTGCCGGTGAATACATTTTGGGACATCGGCAACGCGGATGGATGCGCGATCTGGTTTCATCAAGATCTGCGCGGCGAGGACAGGTTCATCGGGTACTACGAAGGGCACGACGAGGATTTGCGCCACTACGTCACCGAGCTTCGGGCGATGGGGTTTGTGTTCGACACACACTACCTGCCGCACGACGCCAACCACAAGCGACTATCCGACTACAACCGCAGCACGACGGAAATGCTGCAAGACCTCATGCCCGGCGAGCGTTTCGCGATTGTGCCGGTCATCACGGACTTGATAACAGGCATCCAGCAGACCCGCAAGCACCTCAAGGGAGCCTACTTCGACGAGATTGCCTGCGACAAGGGCATCAAGCGCATCGAGGGCTACCGCAAGAGATTCAGCCGCACCGAAAACCGCTTCATTGACCAGGCCGACAAGTCGAACGGATGCAGCGAAGGCGCTGATGCGCTGCGGCAATGGGCGCAAGCGAAGGAGTTGGGCATGGTCGGAAGCGTGACCGCCCGGCACGCAGCATACGACGAGCCGCCCCCGCCCGACTGGCGCACATAACGTTAAGGCACGCACAACATCATGAGCACACAACTGCCGACAGAAACCGAGTTGCCCGCAGGCGACCAGTCCATCACAATCGACGAGTTCGCAAAGATCGTCCGCGAGGCGCTGAATCAGCCGCCGTGGCGTGCCAACGCGGACAGAGAGGCCGACTACGCCGACGGCAATCAACTGGACAGCGAGCTACTCCAGCGCCAACGCGCGCTCGGCATTCCCCCAGCCAAGGAAAACGTAATTGGCCCTGCGGTTGCTGCTGTGTGCGGCTATGAGGCTAAGACGCGCACTGACTGGCGCGTAACACCTGATGGCGACCCGCAAGGCCGGGACGTAGCGGATGCGCTGAACTACCGGCTCAACCAGGCCGAGCGCCACAGCTACGCTGACAGGTCGCTCGGGCACGCATTCCGGGCAGCGGTGACGACCGGTATCGGGTGGGTCGAGGTCGGGCGCGCAACAAGCTCGCTCGAATTCCCATACCGGTGCAGAGCCGTCCATCGTAATGAGATCTGGTGGGATATGTCAGCGCAGGAGCCTGACATGAGCGATGGTCAGTGGCTGTTTCGCCGTAGGTGGGTCGAGCGCACGCGCGCTGCCCGCATGTTCCCGGATCACCGGGACATCATTCTGCGCAGTCCTGACCGGTGGATAGCGGATATGGCCGGCGAAATGCTCGATGGTGGTCAATCGACGGGACTGGCGCAGGCGCTCGATGCAGAGCGCGCATGGACCGTGCAGGAGGACGCATGGTACAACGACGAGAATCAGCAGGTGTGCATCACAGAGCTGTGGTATCGGCGCTGGGACACGGCGACGATACTGCGGGCACATAATGGCCGATCCGTCGAGTACGACGAGACGAACCCGCTGCATCAGGCCGTGGTGCAGAGCAAACGCGGTGTGCTGCTGCAAGAGCCTGTTGCCCGCATCCGCCGTGCATTCTGGATGGGACCGCACATGCTGGACGATAGCGCGTCGCCGTACCCGCACAACTATTTCCCCTACGTCCCGGTGCAGGGCTATCGGGAGGACATGACAGGCGTTCCCTACGGGCTGGTGCGCGACATGATGTTCCCGCAGGATAATCTCAACGCCAGCATAAGCAAGCTGCGATGGGGCATGTCCGCCTCCCGCACCGAGCGTACGAAAGGCGCGGTCGCGATGCCCGACGAGCTATTCCGACGCATGGCAGCGCGCGTTGACGCGGACATCATCCTCGATCCGCAGCACATGGCGAAGCCAGGCGCGCGATTCGATGTCAGGCGCGACTTCCAGCTCAACGACCAGCAATTCCGGCTGATGGAGGATAGCCGCGCGTCAATCGCGCGGGTGAGCGGCATCACCGCTGCGTTCCAAGGGGCGCAAGGCACGGCAAGGTCGGGGCTTCAGGAACAGACTCAACTGGAGCAGTCCCAGGTCGCCATCGCGGATCTGATGGACAATTTCAAAGAGGCGCGGCGCATGGTGGGCGAGTTGCTGTTGGCGCTCATCATCGAGGACATGGGCAAAGAAGAGCAGACCATCGTGATTGATGGCGACGCGATCAACGAGCCGCGCACGGTGGTGCTGAACCACCCGGAGGTAGATCATGCGACCGGCGCGCAATACCTGAGCAACGACGTACAACGCATCCGGCTCAAAGTAGCACTGGAGGACGTGCCCAGTTCCAGCAGTTTCCGTGCGCAGCAGTTGAATGCACTCTCGGAGTCGGTTAAGGCGCTGCCGCCTGAAATGCAGATGGTCGTGATGCCGTTCATGGTGGACCTCATGGACCTACCACGCAAGGAGCAGGTCGTGCAGGCACTACGTGACGCCCAGCAGCAGCAAGATCCTGAGCAGTTGCGCGAGCAGATCAAGCAGGAATTGATGTTCGAGTTGAAGGAGCGCGAACTGGCGCTGCGCGAGCGCGAGATTGCCGCGAAAGAAGCGGAGTATCGTGCGCGCGCCGTCAATGTCGGCGTGACAAGCACGTTTGCAGCGATGCAGGCCGCGGAAAAGATCGCGCTGAATCCCGCCATCGCGCCGGTGGGCGACATCGTTCTCAAGCAGGCCGGGTGGCAGCCGCCTAATCCTGTCGGTCAAGACCCGAACATCCCAGCGCCAGAAGCCGCGATGCAAGTCGACGCGCCCGGAGGTTTGCCGGGCGACACGACACCGACAACCCCCGACGTTCCAACGAGCGCAGACATCGGAGCGAATGAAGGGATTGAGACGCTGCGGATGGACTAAAATAGACGAGCCCGCAAAGGACTGGCATCCGATGCGGGCTCTAACCAATCAGACTGATAGGAGTCGTCATGGCTGAACGTATTTTAGACGTAAACCAGCTTCGAGAAATTCTCGACTACAACCCCGAAACTGGAGTCTTCGTGTGGAAGAGGATGCTTGCGCACAGGCGCAAGTCGGGCAGCGTTGCCGGGAGCAAGACGCATGGATACGTAGAGATTGGCGTGTGGAACAGGTCATACAGAGCGCATCACCTTGCGTGGCTTTATGTCTATGGAGAGTGGCCTAAAGGAGTGATTGACCACATCGATGGAGACAGATCGAACAACGCCATCTCGAATTTGCGCGAAGCAACAAATCAACAGAATGCGCAAAACAGGCACTGGGCCTCTTCATCGAAAGAGTCATCTTCCTTGCTTGGGATTACATGGAACAAGCGAAGCAAGTGCTGGATGGCGCAGATAAAGCACCCGAACGGGAATAACGTCAATCTAGGGCTCTACGACAGCGAGCAGGATGCTTATGCCGCATATTTGCACGCAAAGCGCGAGT